CAAATCAAGGCGTGGTTTTAAGGGTTAGGTTTTTCAAAACCTTGTCATGATATCCGCGTTATTTTTAGCAATGTTATCGATCGCTTCCCGGTTGTTTAAGCGTTCCTGTTCTCTGGCGTTATAGCGTTGTTTTTCTAATTCAAACTGCTCTTTTGCCATTCTCGCGCTTTCTTTAGCGTTCTTGTTCTGCTCGCTAAAGTTGATCGCTCCCACGATCAAGCTCCCTAACCCGCCGATCGCTCCTCCTAGCATCCCTAAACCTCCATAACCTCCCACGTTCTCCATGAAGTTAGAAAATTTAGAAGCTTTAGGCGTTTCTACTGGCTTATAACTATTCAAAAAATCGCTATAACTCGTTTTAGAATAATTCAACAAGCCGAAGTTTTTCGGCATGCTTTCTCGTGTTAGCGCTGGCGTGTTGTTAGCGCTTTTGGGCTTGAAGTAGTTCGGATCGTTTAAAGGGTTCTTAAAAAACATTTTTTAACCTTTCTTAAAGTTCTTAACATTTTTAAACATTTCAAAACATTTTTAAACATTTCAAAACATTTCAAAACATTTTTAAACATTTCAAAAATGCTTAAATTATTTAATACTCTACTTCAATCACGCTTGGCAAAAAGTATAACACTCTTAAGACGCCTTTAACGTCGTTCCCATTAGCGCTTTTGACTTCTGCCACGACTACCTTATTGCTCGTAGCCGTGTAATCTTTCGCGCTCGTGGCGTTCTTGTTGTTGGTGGTGTTAATGTTTTCTAAAGTCAAAAAATAGTTTTTGTTGGTTTCATCTTTGAATCCCACGCTCACCGTTCCAGCCGTAGGAGAACCTAGCACTTCCAAACTCACCTTCACCACTTCAGCGCCACAAGGCAAAGCCACTAAATCATAAACGCCGTTCTTGTATTCAAATTCCGCTTTTGCTAGATAGCTCACGCTATGGACTTTTTGTTTCATTGTTCTTTTTTCCTTTCTTATTCCATGTTAGACACTAAACCGATCACGGCAAAATCTTGGTTATCATAAGGCGTTATCACTCCGTCCGTGCTTTGATACTTGGCTTTAGACACGCCCAAAAGACAATCCACGCCCACTAATGATTTTCTGCCCGCATCCACGGTTTCGTCAATGTAAAACCTCGTTTCTTTAGAACCTGCTAATAACACCGCGCTAGCGCCGATCAAGCAACCGATCGAGATCTCTTTATTTTCAGCACTTTGTTTTTTGGCAGTTTTTAACGCTTCTTTGAGTTGGCTTGGCGTTACGATATTATTAACATTGGCTTTATTCACGTAGCGTGAAAAATCGCTATCGCTCACGGTAGAATTGGGCATGCCCACATTCAACTTATTCCACACGCCCGCATCAATCACCGGGCAATTGTCAATCACGCCCAAAAGCCCGCTATACAGCATGCCCTTATCTTCGCCTGCGAAAGCGTAAAGCTTGCGTAATTCCTTAAATTCGCTATCGGCTTTAAGTTGGTTAGCCTGATAGCTATCCAAAAAGATAATGTAGCTCGTGTTTTGCACGATCACGTTACCCACGCTTTGCATGCTCGCTCTAACGGGTTTAATCGGGAAAGCTTTAGCGTTGTTTTCTTTTAAGCCGTTTCGGGCGTGAAAAATCGCTTTTCTAATGGTCGCTACATTCATCGTTTGGTTGTAAAGGTAATTCGTGAAATCGTTAGTCAAGCTCGCCACGATCCTTTTATCTCGTTCTTCGTTCATCCATGTGGTCAAGCTATCCACGCTTTCCTTAATGAAATCAATGCGTTCTAACTCGCTGTAGGCTTTGATTTTAGATCTTAAGGAATTACCGAAAGCGTCCGGATAGATCGTCTGGCTTAAGATCTCTAAATTGTCATAATTCGCTTCAAAATCCGTATTACCGCTCACACCGCTTCCGGTCAACTGCGCTTTAATGCGTGGGCGGAAGGGTTGTTGGTTAGCCACGCTAAAAAGTCTAACCCCACGATCCGCGCCGGTGCCTGTGATGCTAAAAAATGGGCTTTTTACCCAACTTGCGTTTTGGATTTCCCTACCGACTTCTATCCCTAAATTAGGGTTATTGGAAATGTTGTTGAAATTGATGTTATTGAGTTTTTCTAACATGCGATCGCTCCTTAGTATCTTGTCATGATGTTTTCATTGTTAGCGTATCCTACACCGCTAACGCCATTACCTAAAGCTTCTTTAGGGAGGTTGTTTTTTTCTTCTTCTTTCTGTCCTTCTTCAGGCTTAGAATTCAGCGCGTTGAAATAATCTAAAACCGCTTCAAAAAACGCCTCGCCTTCTAACTTGTCAATTTGCTTTTTAATGCGGTTTGGGATTTCTTCATTGTAAAACTCTAAAAGCTCGTTCAGGTCAATTTCAGGGTGTTTTTTCAAAAACGTTTCTTTGTCTTTTTCAATCTCTTCATCTTCCTTATCTCTTTGGATTTCATCGCTTAAATCCATCGCTCTGCCCACTTTGTCCGTGAGTTTCTCTCTTAGGTAGTTGTTCTGTTCCGTGAAAACAAACCGGTAAAACTCGGGCTTGTTGCTAAAAAACAAATCTTCCACTTTCTCGCTCGTCTTATCCACCATGTGCTTAATGAAATCCTGTTCCAAACTCGCTTCCGCTTGCGCGATTTCACGCTTTAAGGTTTCAAGCTCAATTTCTTTTTCTTTGATACCCATGCTCATCCTTTCTTATTGATTATCAAACTTTAGCTAAAAACTAAAACGATTTTAAGGGTTATTTTGTCAAAAAAAGATAACCCTATTTTTGTTTTTTTCTTTTGGCTAATATTCTCTCGCTATTAGGATTTTTCTGTCGTTCCTAATAGCGGTTTCTTTTCTAGGTTTTAGTTTGAATGCGCTAGCATTTGTAAAAACTTCTTATCCTCTTGAATGGGCTTGGTTCAAGAGGGATCTCCTAAACTCTTACCACTTTGCTAAAATGGATATTTTTAGAATACATCAGGCTTAAATAGTTCGTTAGGTTATCTTTAGCTAATTTCAATAATTGCTTATAATTCGCTAAAACGCTAAAATTAGCTTCATGGTTAGGGATTTCTAAAAGACTGCATAAAACGCTATACACTAAAACGTCAAGGCATATTTTAGGCAATTTCACGCTATCTAAAACGTTATTCACCTCTTCATAAGTATAATACACCACTTCAAGCTCTCCGCTTCTAAAAGGCGTTACACTCAACTTGTCATTTAAAATCAATAATTCTATTTCTCCGGTATCTTTTTCTATGCTGTTACGGCTTTGTATTTCTTTTTTGTCTAACTTGACGCTTTCTATCCCTAAAAGGTTGCTAATCGTTAAAAAGCGCTCTTCTTCGGTTAATAAGGCTCTGGTGATCGTCTTACTTAGCTTAAATTCTAAACAAATTTTCAAAAGCGCTTGATTGATATTTTCAACAATCACGCTGTCTAAAATTTCATAATTCCCCACTTCGTTATCGTTCAAGCGTTCTCGCACTTTGGCTACCACTTCGCTAACTTCTATCATTTCAAAATCCTTTCTATCAATTGCTTTTCTTTTTCTGCAAAAAACTTCGGCTTGAGATAATAAACGCCTTTAATAATATTCTTTTCATACACTGCTAAAAAATCCGCTAATAAAGCCTTTTGTAGCTTGTTTTCTGGCTCTTTTAGCTTTAGTAGGTAGTTTTCTATGGTTTCAATCAAAAGCGCGTTAAAATTGAGATTTTTAGGGTAATCTTTATAATCCAAATCGCCCACGCCTTCACACACTCCAAAAAAAGCGTGATTGAATTGAAAAAGGTTTTTTTGCGTGAAGGGTAGTTTTAGCTTTTGGTTGGCTTGTATTTCTTGCTTATGTATCAAAACGCCTCTATAATCAAACGCTTCTAAAACACCGCTCACATCAAAAACTACGACTCGCATTATTTCAAGCCTTTCACTTTAGCGAACAAACGAACAGCGTAGTAAATCAAAACCGCTTTAAACACCGAAAACGCTTTGACTTCTAGCATGCTTTCTAAAAACAGATCGTCGCATTCTTTTCGGGTATAAATTAAAAAATCTTGCGGTCTAGGCACTACCCCATTCAAAACGTCACACATGTAGTCATGCAAGATCGCGCATTTTAAACCGCTACCATAGCGTGGGATCACAAAACTAAAACCCATGTTCGTAAAGCCATCGCTAGTAAAACCGCTCGGCACGATGAGTTTTTTTGAGTGATCTTGCTTCAAATAGTATTCAAACCCTTCAACTAGCCTTAACTTTTTCCCATCGTTGCTAAACTCAGCCACGATCGGATCGCTAAACTTCCTCATGTCAAGTATTCTTTGATGTGGAATTTTTCTAACGCTTCTAAACTCGTTACAGCTTGTAGGCGTTCTTTTTCTCTCCCATAAAACAAAATCAGATCGCTTTTGAATTTTAAGGCTTCTTGAGATAATTGCAATAATTGCGCTTTCGTGTGTTTCTTGTAGGTTTTGGAACCTAAAACGCCGTTAGCCACTTCAGCGCACCTAAAAACCGAATCAATGCCCGCTATCACTAAAGCCTGCAAGTTCGCCTGATCTTCTAAAGTCAAATCATACGCATGCAAACTCCCTAAAACCTCGCTTTTAAAGTCTTTTAGGATTTTTTCTTTACAGATAGCGTTAATTTTGGCTTCAATTCCTTGTTTTTTCTGTTTGAACGTGAGTTCTTTGAGTTTTTCTAAAACCTGTTCTTTAGTCGGCGTTTCTTGATTCTCGCTTGGGATAATGTTAAGGTGTATAGCGTTATCAATCACTTCAAAACTGCCACTAAAACCTAACTCATCAAAAACACCCGGTAGGTATTCTTTGTATTCGTGCATGTTTTCTAAAATCATTTTTAGCTCCTTGTTGTGTTGTTGTCGTTCAAGTTTTGCACGATCATGGTAGCGTTAGAAAAATTAGATCCATTGGATACCTTGTTTATGATCGCATCGTTAGGGATTTCTCTAATAATCGTTACGATCGCTTCATGGAAATAATTAATATTCCCTTGAAAATACCCATGATACAATCCTAAAACACCGCTCACGTTCTCCACTAAAAGCTTGGTGTGGTAAGTTTGCGAGGTGTATTTGTGCGTGATCTTTTGGATGCTTTCTTTCAAAAAGCCTTCTTGCACTTTCAGCCCAAAAGCCGCTATAGTTTCTACTATTCGTTGTTCGGTAACGTAATTAAAAAATACTTCTATCTCGTATTTTTTGCTTGTTTTTAGCTCATAATCGCTCAAGTCTTTCACCTTTTGCTCCCATCCATTTTTGATATAGATCACATTCCTAATATAATAAGCGCCCACAAACAAGCCGCTAAACTTCGGCTTTAGTGTTTCTAAAAGTTCGTTAAATGCGGTTTTTTTAGCTTCGGTTATCTCGCTTGTGGCTTTGGTTTTTTCTTGCGTGATGTGGTTTAAAGCTTCTTGCTTGTTGGTGTTGATTTCGTTGTTAGCGCTAACTTTGGCTTCGTTAATGTTGTTTATCGCTTGGGTTTGATTGGCGCTTATTTCATTATTAGCGGTGGTTTTCGCTTCGTTAATGTTAGTTATCGCTTGCGTTTGGTTGGTGCTTATTTCGTTGCTAGCGTTGCTTTTCGCTTCCGTGATTGCTTCAAGGCTTGCGGTCTTGTTCTCTGTGATTTGGTTGTTAGCGTTATCTCTGGCTTGGTTTAAAAAGACTTGATAACTCGTTAAAAGCCTGGTAGCGGTTTCTATCAATTGTTTTTCTAGCTTTTGTATTTCGCTTTTGATGTTTTCAGTGTTAGCGTTTAAGGTAGCGGTTACTTCTTGTTCGTTGGCGCGCATGCTCGTATTGAAATCATTGAAAAAGC